TTCTTCTTGTTTTTTGTTGTTCATTTTAGTTTTGTTTAAGATTGCTAAGATAATAATTTTTTTCAGAAAAATTTTTTTAAAATTTAGAGTTATTGAATGTGAGTTCCTACACACTCACAGACCCGGGGGCACCTCGGAATCTAAAACCTACCCCCATGTCTTACCCACTTTCCAACTTCAATCTCGTTAAGAACGAGACTTTGCTCGTCCTCGATCGTTACGAGCTGGATGCTGACTTCAACGTCACTATCCTCGAGCCACTGTTCATCGGCTGCCCACAGCTTATTGCACAGTGGAAACAACTAAAGGGTCTGGCGTAAGCCAGCCCTTTTTCGTGGTACGTGGAGTGAACCAATCTCGATGGTAGTTAACGTAAGTGGTTGATACTGCGTTAGCTACCATCTTACCCACTTCAACACAACACCACAAATCATTGACATCTCATATCATAACACAACTCTAATGAACTTCATCTTCGCACTAGAAAACGCAAGCACTGAATTCACTCAGTTTGCAGACAGAAATCCTTTCAACGTGAAGGACTATTTAGAATCAAATCCCAACCTTGCAGAAGAGCCATTCATCATCTGCAAATACGACAAGATTGATTCAATAGTTCCACAAAATGTTTGGAGTCCAAAGCTATTTCTAATCATGATGCAAGAAATAGAATGGGCTTCAGCTGAACCTGACTACGACTATGAAAAATACTAAGCTAATGCTTGCAGTTGTGACAGCATTCATTGCTAGTCACTTGTTCTTGACAACGATAATTTATCTGTTGTCAGAGCTATCATTCAAGGAGTCAGCAGGAAATACAGGAACTTTACTATTATTTATAATGATAGGTTGGGTTCCAGCAGTAATTGTTTATTCAGATCTTGAAAGAACTGAATAAACATTAGACCTAAGCATGTCTTTAAACTGCTTTATTATCTTTGTTTTATAATGCACCACAACTCATTTGCCAAGGATGAGCAGTTGTAATAGACACGATTGTGCACGTTCGTGACCACGGGTATAGTTAAATAGTCTTATAGTATACCTGAACCAAAAGGAAGGCTATTAGATGTTCACTATTCTATTACAGCTGAGTGCAGAGGCTAGAAACAAATCCTGCCTGAGAGTCATGACTCAGGTAAACTTGCATTTATGTAACGTGCATAAATGTAGCAAGGCAGTAATGTCTTGTTATTAACGGTCTAGCAGTACCCAAGGAAACTGTGAGAAGCTTGGGTGACGACCCTTGCTTCGGCGCTTAATTTTCTAACTGATTACATGTATCATTATACAATCCAACAAGTTAATGTACCTGAACTTGACATGTTTAAGTACAGATACATCATTCTTACCACTAAGAGTCATGGGTTTATGAAAAGTGGTTCTTGGGGAGAATTAATGAGTTTAACAGAAGCTCATAACGAGGGTCGTAGAATTGTTGAAGAACTCAATGAAGAAATTGAGGAAAGAATTCAAGCAGCACATGAATATCAGAAAGAATGGGAACACCTCTATGGTAATCCTAAAAACTGAATATCAACTTAAAATTGATTCACAGCTAACCAATAAGCAATGGAACAAATGTGGTTATTAGCAGGAGTAATGACACTCAATTGTGTTATACTTCTAGTTGCAAACTATGTCGAACTTAAACAAACCAAAAGAAAATGGAATAGACACAATTAAAACCCAAAGACTAAGCAAGTAAACAAGGTTCACAACTAACAGCGATCCGTAGAAAAGCAATTATCTAATTGTCTTTTATTGAATCCCTCTTAACAAAACAAAAACAAAAACCCTATTAAGATGAACAACGTCATCAATTCTGGAAACATCGATCAACTCACAGTTGGAGAAGTTCTGCTCGTTCAAGCAATCAAGGTTGCAGGTAACAAAATTCAACTCGAATTTGCTGAAGTCCTCAATGAGGCTCAGAACCTTAACCCATTGTCTATCTTTAACAAATCAGATGATCGCTTCTCTGGAGGTCGTGCTCGTCGAGCATGGTTGACAGCTGAACCATCTGATGCAGGTATGTTGCTGGGTCTAAACTTTGGGGAAGATGCAGGCTGGGTACTCAATGAGAACAACAAGCAAGTTGTTAAGCTCAATGTACTCAATCCAATGGTTAACATTGGGGGCACAGAGCATCAAATCAAGGTTGAGATTGTAGAAACAACAACCCCAACTGAGTGGCAAGCAGCCAACATTGAGCGTTCTGCAAAACGTCGTGGAGCACTTGGAGATTTCATTACCCATCAAGGTAAGTACATCTTCGTTAATTCTCGTGTAGCTTTCAACAAAGCTAACCACGTATTCTTGCAGGCAGACGGAACACTTGATGCAAATCATTTGCTCAACGCTCGTTTGGGAGTTGATCTGTCAACAGGAGAGATCTTCAGCTAATCATTAGCTAATTAACCCCGACAGGTTAATAGAGAGGGCGGCTCTAACGAGAGTCGTCCTCTTTTCTCTCTCATAAATATTTATTCAAAGCTAAATTTAATTATATTTGTAAATCATAACGCTTCTGTAGCTCAACTGGTAGAGCAACTGATTTGTACTCAGTAGGTTGAGGGTTCAACTCCTTTCAGAAGCTCAAACCTATGGGGATAGGTAAAGACAAGTTCTACATAGCTAAGGGGATAAAAACTCTTAGTTATTGTAGAGCTTGTCTTTTTTTTATCTCATCCAAGCTCAATATAACCCTTAATAAAAACAAATAACAAGAGTAAATAAAGCACAATATTACTCTCGTCAAATAAACGTAGGTAAACATTGCCTTTAACACATTATAAAAACCCTTTAAAACCAATCACGATGGGCTACATGAAGTATCTCTCTCAGGTGCAAGACAGTGCACATTCTTTAATGCAATTCAAAGCGGCAGTCTTAGTTGCAAAGAAGAATAATTTAAACTATGCGTTTGTAGATCATGAGTTATTTACATTAGATCAATTAGAAGGTATGATTGCAATAATAGAAGCTAATGTTCAGAAGCGTAATGAATTAAAACAAAAGTCTAAACAAAAAGTAGATGATCAAGTTCATAACGAAGGATACATCGATTGATGAATATCAGTCTGAGATACAGTTATCTACAATAGAAGAATGTGTAGAATACTGTCAATCTAAATCTATTCTTGGAGTTGATACTGAGACTGAGGGTTTTAATTATCTCGAGAAGAAACTAATCATGTTTCAGATTGGGGATGAAGAAACTCAGTTCGTAATTGATACAAGAACAAACTCTATTGAACCACTAAGAGATATCTTAGAATCAAAGAGTATCATCAAGATATTTCACAATGCAAAGTTTGATTATAAGTTCATAAAAAGGTGGGGTAAAATAAGTACGAACCATATATATGACACTTTCTTAGTCGAAAAGATATTGCATTGTGGGAAAGATAACTATGGTTTTGGGTTGAGTAAGCTAACTGAGAGGTATCTCGATGTTAAACTGAACAAAGAAGAGCGTAATCAATTTGTTAATCTAGAGGGTCGTCCATTCAATTACAATCAAATCAGGTATGGGGCATATGATGTCAAGTATTTAGTGCAGATACACACTAAACAACAGCCTGAGATTAAGAGACTAAATCTAGATAGAGTTGTTAAGCTTGAGAATTCAGTAGTTAAAATACTCAGTGAGATTGAGTACGAAGGTATTCAGTTAGATACAGAGAAATGGAAACTAATCTGGGAAACAAATCACACAAAAACATTTCAACAGCAAAAGGTAATAGACAATGAACTATTGAAATTCCCACAGTTTCAAAAGTATAAGTCTATGCAGTTTGATATGTTTACCCCAGAGAGTGAATTACGTACAACATCTGTGAATTGGGATAGTCCGTTGCAAGTATTGAATATATTCAACAAACTAATCCCAAGTCTTGAAGATGTTAATGGGAAGAATTTATATAAGCATAAATTCAAATTTGATCTCATCAAAGAATACATCAAGTACAAAGAACTGTCTAAGCTATCAAATGCATATGGGGTTAAGTTCTTAAAATATATCAATATCGATCAAAAGATTCATACGAACTTTACTCAGATATTAGATACTGGGAGAATGAGTTCTAGTGACCCAAATATGCAGCAAATCCCAGCAGATAATATGTACAGAAACTGCTTTATAGCCCCTAAAGATTATTGTTTTGTATCAGGAGATTATAAATCTCAGGAGTTAAACGTAATTGCATTTGGGAGTAAAGACCCTGTATGGTTAAGCTCTCTAGCAAATAATGAAGATTTGCATGGGGTATGTGCTGATTTAGTATTCGAAGATGAGTGGAGAACAGCAGACGCAGACAAAAGAAAGAAACTGCGTACTATGATAAAGTCTATCAATTTTGGATTGGCTTATGGTATGGGCCCAAACAAGCTTGCTGATACTCTAAATATTGAGATATCAGAGGCTAAAGAATTGATTAACAAGTACTTCAAACAGTTCCCAAACATCAAAGCATTCTTAGATAAGCTTGGGGATTTTGGGAAACGTAATGGGTATATCAAAACTTATCCCCCATTTGAGAGAATAAGATGGTTTGATAACTGGACCCCAAAGATGTACAATGATCAATCTAAATTCAGTGAACTGGGTTCAATTGAAAGAGCGTCAAAGAACACCCCTATTCAGGGATCTAGTGCAGATATAACCAAACTTGCTCTTGTGTATATATGGAAAGAAATCAATTCTAACCCTAAATTCAAAGATGTTAGGATTGTAATGACTGTTCATGATCAGATTGATACAATATCCCCAATATCTATATCAGAGGAATGGGGACAAGTGATGACTAATTTGATGGAACAAGCCGCACAAGTTGTAATAACGAATAATCTTCTCAAAGTTGATACTACGATATCAAATGTTTGGGAAAAATAAAAACCACAAACAAACACAAAACAATAATGAACCAAGAATCAATTAATGATCGTATTGAGATCATAGAAAACGGGGAAGTTGTCTACGTAAAAGATAACTGTGAAATAGAGATTGTTCACTTCGAAACAGAGCAAACAATTAAAGTGAATGTTAACGATAAAAAGGTTAGCATTCATCCTCTGTTCAGTAATATCTTAGCACCCTTCACCCCAAACACCATGAGAAACTTGATCTTATTTGCCCTGATATCGGGCTCATTTGCAGTAAATGCACAGAAGTTAAACACAGACAGAACTGATGAATTTACAGGCTCTAAACTGCGTACAACAGAGCTTGAATTGATTGGGAGAGGCCCAATGACAGCACATGCATCAATGTTTAGGGTTGATGACACATATGGGATTTATATGTTCACAATGGCTGATATTGGGTGTGCTGGAGCCCCTAGAAACTACTTGACGTTCTTGTTTAGTGATGGGACAAAGTTCCGTTATGATGTAGATCACTCAGATATTGATTGCAGTGATACAGCTGTGTCAACATTTATTGTAACCCCATCTGATTTTGATGGGAAAACTGTCACTAAATTTAGACTCTGTAGGAGTGAGTCATACTATGACTTCGATTACACTGCGAAATACACAATGGAGCAGTTCTTTGACGTATTGCAGAAATAATATAACACAAAGAACACAAACCGATGTTTACAAAGCAGCGAGTATCTAATAGCTCAGAGCTAAAGATCAAATCAACCTCATACCCTGAGAGATCAGCTAAGTCTTTCAATGAGTGGCATGAGGATATGTTGTTTGAACGTAGCGTAGACAAAGAACTTGAGAACATGAGATACAATATCTCTGTAGAAATCAAGAAGATGTACTATGAACTCAGGTCATCAGGTAACACAAGAATATTTACCCCTGAACAATTAAGTAGAGAGATTAAGAAACTGGCAGCAAAATACACAGTAGAAACTCAACAATGAAAGACGAAATTAAAATCGAAAAAACCCCAAGTTTTGATGATCTTAAAAATGAGATCTTCAAATGGGCTAACAACAAGAATCTAATTCATATTGACAATGTAAATCGTCAATTTATGAAAGTAGTTGAGGAGCTTGGGGAACTAAGCTCTGCAATTCTCAAGAAAGATCAAGAGAATATTGTTGATGGTCTTGGGGATGTATTAGTAACTGTGATTATTCTTAACTATCAGTTAGGGTATTCTCCTACGTATACTCTAAATGAGGCTTACAAAACGATTAAATATCGTACAGGTAAGACTGTAGATGGAGTGTTTGTTAAGGACACAGACTTAAAAGACTCCTAAAGGGTGTTTAGCTCTCTTAGCTCAGTTGGTTAGAGCAGCGGACTCATAATCCGCGGGTCGCAGGTTCAAGCCCTGCAGGGAGCACAATGAGTTGAATAACCATCATTATCGGCTCAAAAAGACCTTAATGATGTAAAAAACACTCGAGACCCCGTAGCTCAGATGGATAGAGCAAGGCACTTCTAATGCCTAGGCCCTTGGTTCGAATCCAAGCGGGGTTACAATGGCCGGATGGTGAAACTGGTATACACGACAGACTTAAAATCTGTTGAACCGAAAGGTTCGTGCGGGTTCGATTCCCGCTCCGGCTACAAACCTTAAATCAAATAACAATGAATGAAATAAACCGCAGGAATCTTAGCGGGGTGTACATCTTGCACAAGTTTGAAGATGAAGACAAAAAAGAACCAACTTGTTTTGAGGATTGCCCTGTCGCAGTACAAGACAAATGGTTAGAATCTCTTGAACTTGAGGCAGTTAGAAATCTTGCAAAGATTTTAGGAGGTGCATTAAGGGAGATCGGTGATCAATTTGACCTTGTTAATGCCCATGACCCCAACAAAGAGGACTAATGAAAACACAGCTAGAACAGTTCATTGACAAGATTAAGCAACGTGCAGCTATCATTGATGGAAGTACAACGTATGGAAAACACACAATTGAGATATTATTGAGTGTTGTAGTTATGGGGCAGGAGTTTCTTGAAAAAGAAAAAGAGAGTAAAAAATGAAATCACAATTTGTGATCTCAACTATACCCAAAAGGGTACAATATTGGAATTGGAATCCGAAATATACCCGAAAGGGATGTTAAACCTAAAACCAAAGCTATGTTTAAACAACTTGCAAAATTCTTTCTATCTCTATCTAAAGATCAACATCTGTGGGTAGTTATAATAGATAAAGAAGCTGTCCTAGGGACATTTAAACCGCAAGATGCAATTGAATTTGCGGCACATTACAACACTAGAACTGGGAAAGACAAAGCTAGTGTATCTAAAATTGAGCTAATCATTACATAGATAATGAATATTAGCCCTTGGGTTTATCTAGGCCTACCTAATCTCATTAGACCCTATGCCATTAAATATTACACCCCTGATGTTAATACAATTGAAGGGATTGTTAGATGTACAGGAGAAGCTTTTGGTGTACAATATGAGGCTATCTACAGTAAAAACAGGTCAAGCAGAGTCGCCCTTGCAAGACATGCAGCCATCAAAATTATTAGAGATAGACTCAAAATAACGTACACAGAGATGTCAAAGCATCTTGGGAAGAGACATCATGCTACAATCCTTCATAGCTATAACCAAGCGGAGGACTTACTAAAAGTATATCCCCCATTCAAGGTTAAGTATGAGAAGGCTATCGAACTTGTCGAAGAACAATTAAAACACACTTACCGTGCCCACACTTGCCGTAGAGATTTGGGATATTCCCCTCATAGTGGAGTATGAATTTATCCCAGGAAAAACATGGAGTTATAAAGAGCCGTCAGAACCGGATCAAATTAACATCCATGAGGTCTATTTAAGTGATGAAAAGGGGACTATATCTCAATGGGATATAATCGCATTACTTGCTAGACCAGTATTTGATTTACTTCACAAACAGATCTTAGAACATGAAGAGAAACAAAGTGAATTTGATGATTGGGAAGACTATAAAGATGATGATTAATGACTAACATAACTTCAATGGATGTATTACAGATCAAGGATCAAGAACAACGTAATGCTCTTAATGCCTGGGCAAAAGCAGGTTACTTAGGAAGCATTATTGCAGGAACAGGTTTTGGGAAATCTAGATGTGGGATTCTAGCTATAGGGAAATTGTTAAAAGAAGGAGAGAGGGCTATTGTACTGGTCCCTACAACTCAACTTCAAGCACAATTCGAAGAAGAATTCAAAAAGTGGGGTTATGAGAATGTTCTCCCACAGACAACAATCATGTGTTATCAGTCTGCACATAAATTACAAGATGAGCACTTTGATATTGTTGTGTGTGATGAGATTCATTTAGGATTAAGCCCTGTTTATCGTAAATTCTTTGAGAATAACACATACACTAAGTTATTGTGTATGACTGCTACTATCCCTGAGGAAGAAGAGTACAAAGATTATCTATTTAAGATGGCTCCTCTGAGATACTTTATCTCTCTAGATAAATGTGTATCTCTCGGGCTCGTATCTCCGTATACAATAATTTGTATTCCTATACAACTGTCAGAGGATGAACGTAAAGAGTATGTCAAAGCAAACAATGTCTTTGTGCATGCTAAGTACAGACTTGGGCAGTTTAATGCGTTTGATAACGCTAAAAGGATTATGAGTGGGAGTATGGCTGGGGATAAAGCAGCTGCTGCTATGTTCTACAATTCTATCAAAGCTAGAAAGAATGTAGTACAACATGCTGTAAATAAGGTAATTAAAGCCTCTGAGCTAATATCTAACCATGAGGAAGATAAGATTCTAGTATTCTCAGGTACAAATGAGTTTACAGATACTATGGCTAATGAGCTTGGGGGAGAGAGTTATCACTCTAACAAGGGTAAGAAAGAAAGAGTATCAGTCCTTGATAGATTTAAGAGTGGGGAGAACAAGATTCTATGTTCTACAAAAGCTCTAAATCAAGGATTTGATGTCCCTGATGCTTCTGTTGGGATTATTGCAGGTTTGGATAGCAAAGCACTCCCAATGATTCAGAGAGTTGGGAGATTACTGCGCCTAAACAAGGATAAAACTGGGAAGATATACATTTTGTATGTACAAGATTCTCAGGAAGAGAAATGGTTAAAGTCAGCAATTAGAAATCTGAGCAATGTAATATGGTTATAAAATGCAGATAGACATATCTACCGAAGTTCTCAAGAAACTTTGTGTAACTCCCACTGAATATGTATATTTGTATCTGATTTTCCTACAAGAGTATGAAGAATTAGAAAGCTTAAATCTGAATGTTTCTGTAGAAGATCTGCAAACCAAAGGCTTGATTAAAATTGGGGCAGAGGGTATCAAATCCCATGTGGTTAGATATGGTTTTCAGCATGTGCAGGAAACCTCGTTTGATCAAATGTGGTTTGAACTTCTGTCCCATTTTCCTCTAAAGGTGTCTACTAGAGGAGGAGGTATTCGAGTTCTAAGGGCAAAGGATCCTGAAGTACAATCAAATCAAAAAGCAAAAAGTAGATATCAAAAGTATGTTGGGAAAAGTCTCGCAAAGCATACTGAAGTTATTAAGGGTTTGCAGAATGAGCTTGATATACGCAGAAAGAGCAATCAGATGGAGTTTATGCAGAATCTTGATACGTGGTTAAATCAGCACACATGGGAGAAATACATAAGTATCGATGCAGGAGAACACGAACAATCACAATCAGGACACAGAATCACAAGAAAGCTTTGATGCATTTACTGGGTTAGTACATATATCTAAATCAGTAGATAAATCTATAAGCTATGTAAAGGATTCTATGAATGGGAAACGAAAGGTCTTCCCCACAAAATGGAAAAGACTCAATCGTAATCTCATGGGTGGGCTACAACCAGGAAAGATGTATGTCGTTGCAGGTCGTCCTGGGGTTGGGAAATCAGCTTTTAGTAATCAGTTGATTTTCGATACTTTAGATCTGAATAAAAATGAGTTGATTGTATTGTATTGGAGTTTTGAGATGCCGGGTGAGCAGCAGATTCTTCGTGCTGGTTCTAAGGATACAAAACTGCAAACGTTTGAATTACTGTCAGTTGATACCACACTAGACCTTAATAAATTCAATTCCTATGTAAACGCAGTTGATAAGTACAGATCCTATCCTATCTTCTTTTGTAACGTTCCTCAGGATATGGATAGGATTCGCAAAGTGAATGAGAAAGTATTTCTGAAGTACCCAACAAAGACAGTTATCAATTTGATTGATCATAGTAGATTGGTTTTGGGAAGAGAGGATACTGAACTGCAGAAACTAAATACCCTATCTAAGGGATGTATGTGGTTGCAAGCTAGGATGCAGACAATTACGATTCTGCTATCGCAGCTCAACAGAAACATAGAACAGGAGTTTCGTGCAAAGCAGCAGTACCAACCTTTACTGACTGATTTATTTGGAGGTGATTCTATTGGACAGGATGCTCATGTTGTATTAATGATGCAAAGACCCTATGATTTGTATAATATAACGGACAGTTATTGCGGGGAAGACCCTATAGGATTATTGGCTTGCCACATCGAGAAGAATCGTGATGGACTATTAGGTTTAATACCTTTTCAAACTGATTTGTCTACATTCACTATAGAGGAACGTCCAGCTAAACCATAATAAACACAATCTAATGCAACTTCCAACAGAAGTAATCCCAGCTAGTAGAAAGAGTCCAAAGAATATTGTCATATATGGTCCCCCAAAGATTGGGAAGACCACTATTTTGTCAAAGCTAGATGGATGTCTAATTATTGATCTTGAAGATGGGAGTGATATGGTTAGTGCTCTAAAGCTCAAAGCCACATCATTGTCTGAATTAAGTGAGATAGGGAAAGCCATTATCAAAGGGAACAAACCCTATAAGTATGTAGCTATCGACACAATCACACAGCTTGAAGTGTGGGCTGAACAAGAGGCAAAAGAGCTGTATCGAAACACCCAAATGGGGAAGAACTTCGATTCAGATAACAAAGGCCTATCTGTTCTCTCATTACCTCAGGGTGCTGGGTATCTGTATCTTAGAATAGCGTACAAGAAATGGTTGGATAGGATATCTCAGCTAGCTCCTCACATTATCTTAGTAGGTCACTTAAAAGACAAGATGATTGAAAAGAAAGGAAAGGAGGTATCAAGTAAGGACTTAGATCTTACTGGGAAAATCAGAAACATTACATGCGCAAATGCAGATGCAATTGGGTATGTATTCAGAG